TACATCAGCACTATCAGTTTTTACTTCTACTGTAGTGTCTTGTCCTGTTGGTACTAAAGTATCAACAGAAACTTCTGTAGAGTCAGTAGTTTCGATTGTTGTGGTTGACTCAGATCCACATGATGTTAACGCGAAAATCGCACTAACAATCAAAATAAACATATATTTTTTCATACCTGTAAATATACGAAAAATAAATTTAATAACAAAATATAATAAAAAAAAGTCCCAACGATATGTCGGGACTAAGGTCTTTCAATGGGTTCAACCCCATTTACTTATGAAAAAAAACGAAAAGGTAATCGACAAAGAGAACCTCCGAGAATATAAATATATATAATTTTACAAAAAGTCAAGATATTTATAAATTATTTTTTTCTAATTACCAATTCTCCGTCTTTAATTTTCAAATTTGCTAAAACATTTTCTTTTATAGTACCTTTTAGAATTTCTTCACTTAAGAAATCCTCACAAAGATTTTGTATTATTCTTTTTATGGGTCTCGCTCCATATTCTTCTTGTTGATTTAATTCATATATCTTTTGTGATACTGATTCGTCAAAATTAACTTTGTATCCTTTTTCAGTTAATCTATTTTTTAATTTATTTAATTCAACACCAATAATTTGTTTTAGTGCATTTTCGTCTAAAGAATTGAAAAGGATTACATCATCAATTCTATTTAAAAATTCAGGATTGAATTGTTGTTTCAATGATTTTTGTATCATTGTTTTTTTAACTTCTTCTTTTTGTTTATTTGTTGAAGATGTTTCAAAACCAACTCCCCCACCAAATTCAGAAACTTTTTTAGCCCCAACATTTGATGTCATAATAATCAAAGTATTGGTGAAGTTAACTTTTCTACCAAAAGAATCGGTTAAGTGTCCTTCATCTAAAATTTGTAACAACAAATTGAAAACATCTTTATGTGCCTTTTCAATTTCATCAAACAATATAACTGAAAATGGATTGTTTTTTACCTTTTCTGTTAATTGACCACCTTCATCATATCCAACGTAACCGGGAGGTGAACCAATTAATTTAGATACATTGTGTTTCTCCATAAATTCACTCATATCCACACGAATCATTTTTTCGGGATCACCAAATAATATTTCAGCCAATGATTTTGCAAGATATGTTTTACCGACACCAGTTGATCCTAAGAATATAAATGATCCGATTGGTTTATTTGTATCTTTAATACCAACTCTATTTCTTCTGATACATTTAGATATGATTGATATCGCCTCATTCTGTCCAATAACCTTAGATGTTAAAATTTTATCTAAATTCAAAAGTTTTTCTGTTTCTTTTGAATCCAATTTTGTAATTGGTACACCAGTAATATTTGAAATTATCTGGTAAACATCTTCAATACTAATTGGTGTTTTATTATTTTGTTGGTTTATCAACCATTTTTCTTTTTCTTGTTCTAATTTTGATAGAACAGTTTTTTCTGTATCTCTTAATTTAGCTGCCAATTCATAATTCTGTGTTTTAACGACATCTAATTTTTTTTGTTTTATTTCCTCAACTTCTTGTTTTAATTTTTCAACACTTTCAGGTATTTTATTAGATATTTTCTTTTCTGAACCTAATTCATCCATAATATCAATTGCCTTATCAGGAAATTGTCTGTCAGTCATAAATCTTTTTGATACTTTAACAATAGTATCAATAACACCATCTTCATATTTTACTTTATGAAAATTCTCATATGATGTTTTAAGATTTTCCAAAATTTCAACAGTTTCTTTTTCTGTTGGTTCCGGTAAGATTATTTTTTGGAATCTTCTAACTAACGCAGAATCTTTTTCGATGTTCTTTTTGTATTCATCAAAAGTTGTTGCACCAATACATTGAATTTCACCACGAGCAAGTGCGGGTTTTAATATGTTGGCTGCATCCATTGATCCGCTGGCATTACCTGCACCGACCATTGTGTGTAATTCATCAATAAAAACAATTACATTCGGTGCTTCTTGTAATTCATTTAATATCGCTTTAATCCTTTCTTCAAATTGACCCCTATACTTGGTACCCGCAACTAAAGATGTCAAATCCAATGACATTATTCTTTTATCTAAAAGATTTGAAGGACAGTTACCTTTATTAATCAATAGCGCCAATTTTTCAACCAATGCCGATTTACCCACACCGGCATCACCCACAATAACAACATTATTTTTCTTCTTTCTTGAAAGAATTTGTGCAATTCTTTTTACTTCTTTATCTCTACCAACAATAGGGTCTATTTTACCTTCTTGTGCTAATTTTATCAAATCTCTTGAGAAATTATCTAATATAGGTGTATTAGAATTTCTCTTACCTTTCTTATTTTGGTTTGTTGGTTGCCCATCATCAATGAAATCTACTGACATATTTTAATTATTTTACTACAAACATACGTTATTTTAAATTAAAAAAAAAATCAATTATTAACAAAAATTGATAATTATAGTAAACAACGTATGTCAAGAATAAAAGAATTAAAAAATGATGAAAAAAATATTATAAATATTATTGATCTTTTATCTATTCTTTGTGTTAAAAAAACAAAATATGTTGAGACGTTGATGAGGATCATTAAAAATGAAAAAAAACATAAACAACATATAAAAGAAATAAAAAAATTTTTAAATGATGAATTGAATATATCGGAAGAGGATATAAAAAATATTCCAGAAGATCACTTATTGTTTTATCATACGTTTATGGAAAATATGATTGGTATCGATGACTTAAAATCATTTCAAAGGTTTTGTGAATATAATGAAAAAAATCTAATACCAAAAAACGATTTAAGTACATATAAAAATTTTTCACAGATTAAATCGTCAATATCATTAGCAGAAATAAAAGAATACGAAAAAGAACTTGAGGGTCAGATAGTTGTGTTATTTAAAGACGAAGAATGGTTAATATTAAAACCATTAACACATCAATCATCAAAAAAATATGGATCAAATACAAAATGGTGTACCGCATCGGAAGATGCTCCACAATATTTTGAGGATTACAGTAGAAATGGTATGTTGATTTACATTATTAATATGAAAACAGGTAAAAAGACCGCAGTACATAAATTATTAAGGAATAACTCGGTAACATATTGGAGTCAGTTAGATAAAAAAATAGAACAATCTGAAACGAATCTCCCATTCCATATTATAAATGTTCTACAGAAATCATTAAAAGAAAATATAAGTAATAATTCATTATTAAATAAAAAAACTACTGTCAATCATCAATCTACAGTTCGTAAGAGAATTAAATTTAGAAATAATGACCATACTGATATGACAAATAGTCCGATCAAAATAAAAAGATAAGACAAAATGTCATCAGTATCTTTATGGTATAAAAATTGAAAATGGGTTACTAAAATTAATAATTATGATTACATTATTTAAAGACCCATTTTTTCAGGCATTTGATAAAATGTTTGAATTTGAAAGAGAACTTAATGTTCCGAAAACCAAAGTTAATAAAGATGAAACAGGTTATGTTGTAACTATTCCTGTACCGGGACTAACCAAGAGTGATCTCAAGATCACCACAAAAGATGGTATTTTGAAAATCACTTTTGAAAAAGAAGGTGGTTCGACATTTGTACCAAACTTCACAAAAACCTACACTTTACCTGATGAGGTAAATGAAAATCAAATTGAAGGTAAGGTCGAAAATGGTGTGTTAGAATTAACATTACCAATTTCAAAGAAAAAAACTTTGGAAAAACTAATTTCTCTTAATTAAATTAAAACCCCGAAATTTTCGGGGTTTTTTATTTCCCATATATTTCGTATATTATAGTAAAAACTATATTATGGGAATCATTTCAGAAAAAATCGAAGGAAAACTTATTACAGTTGAAATCAATTCATCAAATCTAAAATCAGCATTGTATGATACTGAAAGTCAAGATTTGACGATTACTTTCAATAATGGTGGTATTTATGAGTATAATAAAGTACCGTGGGATATTTTTGCTAAATTAAGATTAGCGGAATCTCAAGGGAAGTTTTTTAACGCAAATATTGCGAAAACTTATAAGTACAAAAAGGTAAAATGAGTGAATTTAAAGAACTAATTTTTAAATTAAGAGAGGATCCCGATAAAATTGAAAAAATTTACGAATACGTAAAAACAGATCCTGTTACTTTATCAAAAATGCCAGACGATACATATATCATATCAGATGGTAATCACAGGTCGAATTTACTTAATCTTTTAAAAGTTGATAATATTCCATCAATTATTGATGGTGAATTTAAATTGGTTCCAATAGAATTACTTAGAAGACCAAATGGTACGATAGGTACTCAGGGCTTTACATCTGAAAATATGATTAACTTGATTAATTATATTTTAAATAAAAAACCAAAAAAATCTTTATTTGAAGAACTAATTGAAGACAAGGAAGTTGATAAAAAGATAATTAAATCTTTTAGAAGTAAAGATACATTATGTCCAAACATATTTCGTAGAGTTGGGAAAGAATATGTTATTAAAGACGACATTAGAAAAAAACTATTGGAAATCACCAATGAATATTTAGATTTTATTGATGTTGAATTTTTTATTCACGATATAGTTCTTACCGGATCTTTGGCAAACTATAATTGGTCGGAATTTTCAGATGTTGATTTACACATATTAGTTGACATGGATGAATTTGATAATAAAGAAAAAGAAGATTCCACTATCTTACATAAAATAGTTCAAGATTTTTTTGATTCAAAAGAAAAAGTTTGGAAATCGAAACACGACATTAAAATAAAAGGTTTTGATCTTGAAATATACGTTCAAGATATTCATCAAGAACATGTATCATCTGGTGTTTACTCTATATTAAATAACAAATGGGTTGTCACACCTGAAAAGACAAATCCAAAAATAGATGATAAAAAAATATTACAAAAGGGTGAAGAATATGGAAAGCAAATAGATGATTTATTATCTAAAATGGAAAGTGGTGATGATATAACAAAAGAAACTAAAGACTTATATAAGAAGATAAAAAACTTTAGACAGAGTGGTTTAGAATCTGGTGGTGAGTACTCATATGAAAACTTAACATTCAAGTTACTTAGAAGAAATGGGTATATAGAAAAAATATTAGATTTAAAAAGTAAGATAATCGATAAAAAATTATCTCTATCAAATCAATAAACAACAATTTTTTTAATATATCCTTGTATTTATAGGATAAGAATAATTATATTTATTAAACAAAAAACATGGGAGATTTAAAACCATTGGGTAGTGAAAAGTTAAATGGAGATGACAAATTAAAAAGAATTCTCGAATTAACCTACTATAATAGTACACCCAAAAAATCAACAAATAATAACACTAAAGCCGAAATGATTAAAGAATCTATTGGTAATGGAGTATATGGTATCGTAAAAGAAAGAGACGGTTACTATGTAAAAAAAGGTTTAAATGAAAATTCACTAGATTATATTGGTGGAATGTTCATGAAAAACAAAAATAGATTTTCTTCATATGCTGAGGCGTTGAAAAGAATGGATTTACTTGTTGGTCAAGAAAATTTACAAGAAGCAACAAAATACGTTTTAAAACAAAAACCAGAAGGTGGGGCACCTGCACCTGAAGCACCAATGGCACCCGCACCAGCGGCACCAGAAGGTGGGGCACCTGAAGCACCAATGGCACCAGAAGGTGGGGCACCTGAAGCACCAATGGCACCAGAAGGTGGGGCACCTACTCCTGGCGGAGAAGAAGTTCCAATGGCGCCAGAAGGTGGAGAAGAAGTTCCAATGGCACCAGAAGGTGGAGAAGAAGTTCCATTCGCACCTGAAGGTGGAGAATCAGGAAAACCTTCAGATTACATGGCTGAAGTACAAAAATTTTCAGGGAAACTTGGTCAAGAATTAAGAGATCAAAAACAAAAAATGGAAAGTGACGATATTAAATATGTTTTAAACATGATAATATCGGCAGTTGATTTAGATAAATTAGAGGATGAAGATATCGAGGAAATATCTAAAAAATTCGATCGTGAGGAAGAAATTCCACAAACACCAGAAGGTGAGGAAGAAATTCCACAAACACCAGAAGGTGGGGAAGAAATTCCACAAGCACCGGAAAGTGGGGAAGAAGAATTGGGTGAAACAATGGATAAATTAGAAAATTTCATAAATACACCGATCGCAACTGATGAAGAAATAGATGAAGTTAATTTAGATGATTACAATGATTTAGGTGTTTCTGAAAGTGATGATCTTTTAGAGGTTGAAATTGATATGGATGAAATAAAAGCTGACATAAGCAAAAGTATTGGTGAGACGTTGAGTAAATATTTTAAATAAAATATGAGACTTATCTATGTTAATGAAATTGGTGCAGATTATAAAGGTCAAAAACAGTATGAATTTATCTTCAGTAAATCTACAGAACTTGACATAGAGGAATGGTTTGTTATACCGGCATCAATTTCAACACAATCTAAGTCTCCCGATGTTGAATATATTGACTTAGTTGGTCTTTTAAAAAATTCAGACATAGAATTAGAACTTGTTCAAAACTCCGATTATTTCGGAGTTATTGATGCTGTGGATGGTGTAGTTGCATTAGGTTGGGAAAAATTCAATCCTGAAAGTCAAGATGAAAGATTGACATTTAAGTTTGGAGAAACATTAGAAAGTGTAACAAAAAAAATAAAAGAAAGAGGTTATCACCTAATAAATGAAGAAATAAAAATTAAAATAATATGACAAGATCAGAAATGGTTAAAAGACTTGTAAATGAGGGTCTTTCCACAAAAACATTGGTTAATTTTAGTGATAATCAACTTAGATCACTATGTGATAGAATGTTAAATGAAGCACTTGTTAAACAAGTTAAAGTTTACAGTATGAGTAATCCAAGTGACGCCGCAGAAATTAATACAATTATTAATGATCCTAAAAAAGTTACCGATATTTCTAAACAAGGTCACATACAAGTAACAAAGGAAACAGAAATGAAAGAAGGGAAAAAGAAACCTACTCAAAAACAATTATCTGCTTTAGATAAAAATAAAAATAAGAGAATAGATAAAGAAGATTTCAAATTATTGAGAAATAAAAAAGATGTTAAAGAAGAGTTAAAAGGTAATCAGAAAAAATTAGATGTTGCTGAACCTAAAGGTAAATTAACTTCTGCCGATTTTAAAAAGTTAGGATCAAAAAAATCTGAAGTTAAGGAAGGTCGTAAATTAGGTCAAAGAGCAAAATTGGCTATGACTTTAAAAAAGTTAAAAGAAAATCATGAAATATCAGAATGGGTTAATAACTTAGCAGAAACAAATTATCATCCATTCACATCAAAAGGAGAAATCATGGAACTTTTACAAAGAAAACTTAATGAAACTGAAACAATGATACCTATGCCCAAAAAAGCTAAAAAAGGTCATAAAGGTCATAATGGTATTCCTGAGTTTATGACTTATGATTCAATAACATCAACTGAAACAGCACCGACAAAAGAACCTTCAACAAAACCCACACCAACAAAAGATCCGGGTGAAAAAACCCCACCAAGAAAAGATCCAAGAAAAGATCCATTCAGAAAAGATGACCCAAATCCGATTCCGAATCCCGGTCCAAGAGCAGGATCAACAATAAAAGAAGGGAAAAAGAAAAAATAAAATGAAAATTGTTATAAGCAAAAAAAATTTACTATCTTTAGTTAAAGAAAATATTGAAGAAATGGCAATGGATTTTGATTCTGCCGATAGGCCCGATTCTGGTGTACAGTCTAAACTTAGTCAAGGTGAAACTCCTTTGAAAAAAATTCCCTTACCTAAAACAGGTAATGAACCAAATCAAAATTTCCAGGAACTTTTGGCTTCAGAGAGATATAAACAAGTTGTTCAGAAAGTTAGACAATATACTAACATTCAAACACCAATGGTTGGTATGCAAAATATGATGCCATTAATGCAAACCATGATGATGGCACATAATGAAATTGTTCAAACCGAAAGAGAACATAGAGAAGAATTAGAAAGATTGGCAATTGATTTGGTCATGAAAGAATTTGGAATTGAGGAAGGTGACATTGAGTTTGAGGCAAAAATTGTTGGTATGGGTGAAATTGATACTCAGGACTTTAATAGAGATCAACCGGGTCAACAACAACCTGAAATGGAAGAGGTCGAAATTGAACAGGAATTATTTGATGATTTACAAACATTAAATTTAGAAAAAGCTAAAGCAAGACTAATTGGTAGTATGATACAAGGTGCATCGAAAAGAGGTCATTATATGTATCATTATGTTACAGATAAAATTAGAGAAATTACCGGTTCAGAATCATTAATTAATCAATATGGTATTTTAATGTCAATTAATGATACATTATATTGGCAAGTCAGTGATCAACAAATGAAAGCTTCCATGGGTGGTGGAGGTGGTGGTAATATGGTTGGAGGTAAAGAAAGTATTGACCCTAATTCAAATCCACCAAAAGTAATGGCACAAGGATTGAATTTCCCAATATTGGTTCATGAACTAATAAAAGGTACTTTTGAAGTGATTGCTGCAATTAAAGGACAATCGCGTAATCCTGAAATTGCTCAAAGAGTAATTAGTAGTGAAAACACAATGGAAAAAGAAATTTGGGATTTAAGATTGGGTCCAGCGATATGGGATAGAATTAGAAGTCAAATACCAGAAGATGTGTTAACTGATGAAAATAAGAAGAATATACAATTAATGTTATTTTCACATATAGTTAAAAAGCCAGCTAAAGAATTTTTAGTATTCATGAAAGAAGTTATTTCAGGATCAGAAAATGGTAGAAATTTAATGAAAATTATTGTTGATTCTATAGAGGCGGAAATAAGAAATTATGATTATGAAGAATCGATGAGTGAATTTGACGATAAACTTACAGATATCTCAGATGAAACTGATGATGATGATTTAAAAGATTTCCTTGGTGGCTTAGGTATTGATCTATCATAATCAAGTAAAGATAATAAAAAGGGAGGTTTTACCTCCCTTTTTTGTATTTATAGGTATATGAACACAAAGATTGAACAGTTAAAAGAATACGCTAAGATTATCAAAGATGCTCCGTATGCCTTAAAAACATACTTAACAACTTATGATAATACACAAAAGAAATTCGTACCCTTAGAATTGTTTCCTGATCAAGTTCAATTGATTAAGGATTATGAAACTTATAATGAAAATATAACAAGAAAATATAGACAGGCGGGTGTATCTACAGTAACAGCCGCTTGGATTTCAAAAAAACTCCAAACCGCAAAACCCGAAAATCCTGAAAGGGTTCTGATTATTGCGAATAAGAGAGATACCGCGATTGAAATGGCCAATAAAGTTAGACATTTCTTGGATCAATGGCCAGAATGGATTAATGTGGGTTTTCACCCTGATAAAAACTCAGAAAGTAGATTTAGATTAAATAATGGATGTGAAGTTAAAGCGGTTGCGACATCTGCGGATGCATTACGTGGTTACACACCAACGATACTTGTATTTGATGAGGCGGCATATATTGAAGCGGGAGAAGACTTTTGGGCGGCATCTATGGCGTCACTATCTACGGGTGGTAAGATTATTCTTATATCAACACCAAATGGTTATGATCCGATTTATTATGGTGTTTATGACCAAGCGTTACGTGGTATAAATGATTTCCATATAACAGATTTAAGATGGTTTAAAGACCCTCGTTACACTAAAGACTTACGTTGGGTTAAATGTGCTGACATATGTCATTATATGTTGAATAGAGAACAATATAATGATGATGAAGTGGTAATGTATGATTTTGATGTTGAAAAATATAGAGAATATGAAGAACAAGGATATAAACCATTTTCATCTTGGTTTGAATCAATGTCTAAAAAATTCAAATATGATAGACGTAAAATTGCACAGGAATTGGAGTGTGACTTTTTAGGTTCAGGTGATGGTGTTATTCCAAGTGAAACCCAAGAAAATATTGCAAAAAATATGATCAGACAACCAATGGAAAAGTACATGCAAGGTACACTTTGGCAATGGAAAGAACCAGTTGAGGGTCATCGTTATATTATGGGTGTTGATGTGAGTAGAGGTGATAGTGAAGATTTTTCTTCGATCAATATTATTGATTTTGATGATAGAGAACAGGTGTTAGAATATATTGGTAAAATACCACCAGATGATTTAGCGTCAATTGTTTATAAATGGGGTATCCTTTATGGAAACGCCTTTGTGGTTGTGGATATAACTGGTGGTATGGGTGTTGCAACATCAAGAAAATTACAAGAATTAAATTATAAAAACATTTATATTGACGGTATTAATACACAAAATATTTGGGAATACAATAAGAAAGCGATGGAAAAAATTCCCGGTATTAATTTTAACAATAAAAGAACCCAGATAGTCGCATCATTTGAAGAACAACTAAGAAAAGGTTTTATTGTTAGATCAAATAGATTACTAAATGAATTAAACACATTTGTTTACATAAACGGTAGACCAGACCATATGAAGGGATCTCACGATGATTCTATTATGAGTCTATCCATGGCATTATATGCTGGTGAAATTTGTTTTAATCAATTACAAAGAGCCGATTCAACTAATAAAGCAATGTTAGAATCTTGGGTATCATCCGAAAGAACATATGAAGCCAATAAAACTTTTTATTCATATGGAACAACTTTAGACCCAATAGGTGCATTAGCAATGGATAATAGTTTTTATCACAAAGATAACACAATGAATGTTGGAAAAGACATATATAAAGAATATTCTTGGTTATTTACTAAACGTAAATAAACTTTAAAGTGATAAAAAAAACACGTATCTTATAAAAAGACTATTTATAAACATGGCAGATCAAAATATTACAGTATTTCAGAAATTAACCAAGATGTTTGGTTTTGTTGGTCAAAATAAACCTACTCAACCAGAAAATCCGTCATTTAATTTCTCTAAAGAAGAATTATTAAAAACAAGTAGTAAAGAAGAATATGATTCGGCTTTATTACAATCCCAACAAAGTCAATATATTGCAGATAAGTGGGCTAAATTAGATCAATCATTATATAATCAATCTGTTTATTATGAACCAAATAGATTGGCCGCATATTATGATTATGAATCAATGGAATTCACACCCGAAATTTCCGCGGCATTGGATATATACGCAGAAGAAAGTACGACACCATCAGAAAAAGGTGAAATTTTAACAATATATTCAGAATCAGATAGAGTTAAATCCATACTACAAGATCTATTCAATAATAAGTTAGACATAGCAACAAATCTACAAATGTGGACGAGAGGTCTTTGTAAATATGGTGATGATTTTGTATACCTTAAAATAGACCCTAAAGATGGTATTGTTGGTTGTCAACAATTACCAAACATAGAGATAGAAAGAATTGAAGGCGCGTCTTCTAAAACACCAAATCAAAGAGATATTAAAATACCAACAAGAGAGTTAAGATTTCAGTGGAAAAATAAAGACATGGAATTCCAAGCCTGGGAAATTGCTCATTTTAGGTTATTGGGTGACGATAGAAAATTACCATATGGTACCTCTATGTTAGATAAAATTAGAAGAATTTGGAAACAACTTCTATTAGCGGAAGACGCAATGTTAATTTATAGAACATCAAGAGCACCTGAGAGACGTGTATTTAAAATATTTGTTGGTAATATGGATGATAAGGATATCGAACCATATGTACAAAGAGTTGCAAATAAATTTAAAAGACAAGCGGTACCTGATCCTAAAAACGGTCAAGTCGATATGAGATATAATCAAATGGCCGTTGATCAAGATTATTTTATTCCCGTTCGTGACCCTTCAGCCGCAAATCCAATTGAAACATTGGCAGGAGCACAGAACTTAGGTGAAATTGCCGATATTGAATATATTCAAAAGAAAATGTTGGCGGCACTTAGAATTCCTAAGGCGTTTTTAGGTTTTGAGGAAGTTGTTGGGGATGGTAAGAATTTGGCATTAATGGATATTAGATTTGCCAGAACAATTAATAAAATACAGAAATCATTAATTCAAGAATTAAATAAAATTGCATTAATACACCTATCACTTGTGGGTTTGGAGGATGAACTACATAATTTCCAATTATCTTTAACAAATCCTTCCTCTCAGTCTGATTTGTTAAAAATAGAACAATGGAAAGAAAAAATAACTCTTTATAAAGATGCAACATCCGACCAATCACAAATAGGTATTTTACCTGTTTCACATACTTGGGCTAAGAAAAATATTTTAGGTTTTAGTGATAATGAAGTTATATTAGACTTAGAACAACAACGTCTTGAAAGAGCGATCGGATTTGAATTAACAAATACACAGAACATAATAAAACGTTCGGGTGTGTTTGATGAAGTTGATAGAAAATACGGTATACCGGAAGAAGAGAGGAAGAAATTAGAGGCGTCTGGATCAGCGGGTAGTGAATCACCTGGAGGTGGTGGAATGGATATGGGTGGAGGAGCATCAGCAGCACCGCCGCCACCAGCCGGTGGAGGTGGAGGAGAGACACTATCCGAAGGTGAAAACAAAAGTAAAAAAAGTAAAATTTTAAGTATGTTAGGTGATGAAAAAAAAGATTTAAATGATTTATTTAATTTTAATAAGGCACAAGAGAATATTTATGAAATAGAAAATAAAATAAAAGATATATTAAACGATTAAAAAAATGAAAAATTTTGGATCATTAAAGATGAAGTTGTTAAAAAAAATAACAGACTCTTATATTAAAAATAACAAGGGTGAATTAAAGGACATATTAGGTACAATTAAAGAAAATAAAGATTTTAAGGAATTGTATTTGTTGTATGAAGACATCGAAAATAAAGACATTGAAGATCTTGATGTTGCTAAAGAATATGTAGATCAAATAAGTTCATTACTTAAATCAAAAAATTTAAAAAGTCTAAATAAAATAATGGAAGAATTGGATGTCGAATTAAAAGATGTTCAAGTTGAGGATAATAATGAGATTTATAAAATGTTAGATCTATTGTCTGAGAATGATAATCTATTAAACATAGACAAAAAAATATCCGCAAAGAAAAAATTAATTGATTTTTTAACTGGAAAAAAAAACAAAACAGTAAATGAAAATAAATCTTCCATTTTTATTAAAAATCAAAATTTACTACACGCCGTATTGACAAATAATTTTAACACTATATTTGACAATTCTTTAAATGAAAACGAAAAGAAAGAATTAAAAGAAATTGTTTCTTTAAATGAAAATGAACTTAAAGATAAAGTTAAAAATTTAAAAGAATCCATAGTATCTAAAATAGATTCAACTATTCTTGAATCAAAAGATGATGTTGAATTAGTAACTAAATTAAATAATGTGAAAACTGAAGTGATGAAAACGGAAACCACAAAGTACGGTTACTATAAACTTAAAGAATTAAAAAATGGTCTTGATTAATCGAGACCATTTTTAATTTTACTGGTGTGGATTGCTTTTAATTTCAAATCTCTTTTTTCTACCGAAGGTTTTACAAACTCCTTTCTTTTTCTAAGTTCTTGGATCAATTTTGTTTTTTGAACTTTATGTTTATAGGTTCTTAACGCAGACTCCAAATTTTTTTCTTTAGTTAAATCAATAATAATCATATTTTATAATTATACCCATATATACAAAAAAAATTTGGTTTTGTGGATAATTTTTCATATTTTTTATTTACACCATAAAATATTTTTAATATGTAAAAAATAATGAAGACAGGAAAGTTTATTCCTTTGGGAACATACGATGATGTTAAGATCGGATATGGAACCGTAGATTTTAAAAATCTAAAAACAATTTATTTAAAATTAAATTCTTGGTTACAACCAAATAATGAAAATGATGACTTTGATAGTGTGATTTTTAAAACAAGGAGAGATATAAAAAGATTAATATACGATTTAAATCATCAAAATTTTAAACCACAATCTATTGTAGATTTAGACATAAGAACCAAAGGAATAAAAAAAGAAAAAAGATCTTTTATGAATTTAGAAATAACATTATATGTTGAAAATAAATTTGATGTTAAATCTAAAGACACAAAAAGAATAATTACGGATATTATAAAAACAATAATTAACGAATCATTGGTAGATAAAAACTTGTTTAATTTTTATAAAACAAAAAAATAGTACGATATCGATGTATTTATAGTATAAAAACTATAAATGAAGATATTAGGACCAAAAGAAACCGGACATGGTATATTAATAGAATATGATGCCGGCCATATCTCACCAGAAGATAATAAAAAAATAATTTCAGAAATGAAGGATATGGACTTTTCGCAAGACCTTATCCTTTTTGCTGTTTTACAGAAATACGATACCCCAAACAAAAATGGTAGAATTTATCCTGAAGTTTTATTAAAAAGAGAAAATGAAAAATATCAATCTTTAATAAAAAAAGGTGGTGCTTTAAATGAATTAAATCACCCCTCATCTTCATTAATTGATTTAGATAGAGTATCACATTCAATCATTGAAACATGGTGGGATGGTAAAATGTTAATGGGTAAAATTAAATTATTTACATCACCAGGTTGGAAAAAAATGGGTATCGTAAGTACAAGAGGTGATCAAGCGGCAATGTTAATTATGAATGGTGCCACTTTAGGTATTTCATCAAGAGGTGTAGGATCATTGAAAAATATAAAAGGACAAAACATAGTACAAGATGATTTTGAATTAGTGTGTTTTGACTTAGTCTCCTCACCATCGACTCCCGGAGCATATGTGTTTAGTGATTTAAAAGACAGAGAACAATATCAAGAAACAATTGAGAGAAAACCTGTTGTTGATGATAGAATGAAAAAATTAATGGGTAGACTAGATACATTTATATCAAAATAGTAAATTTTTTATTGATATTAATATCTTAAAAGTAAATTTTCTATATAATCAAAGTATTTATATAAAAATAAAATTCGCAAATGACCGAAAAATCAGTTTTAGAACAAGCGTTACTTCAAGTACAAAATCTTGAAGAAGCAGTAAAAGCAAATGCAAAAGGTATACTTGCTTCAACAATGAAACAAGAACTAAACGAATTGCTTAAAGAAAGTTTGGAAGAAGAGGAAAAGGATGTTGAAGAACAACCCAATCCTGAAGAAGAGGAAGATGATGTAACAGCCGATGATGCTGGTGATGACACAACCTCCGATGAAGATGAAACTTCTGATGATGAAGAGTTACCTTCTGATGATGAGACTTCTGATGATGAAGAATTACCTTCTGATGATGAAGACGAAACATCATATGAAGACGAACCATCTGACGATAGTGGTGTTATGGACATGACAGGCGCTTCTCACGATGAAGTTCTTAAAGTTTTTAAAGCAATGAAACCTGAAGATGGTATTATTGTTAAAAAAGATGATGATGAACTTGATCTTGAAATCGACGGTGATGAATATATCATTAAATTAGATGGTGAAGGTGACGAAGATCTAGAAGAAGAATCACCATACACAGAAGATCTTTCTGAAGAAATGGACATGGATCCTGAATTGGAAGAAGAAATGGGTATGGAACCTGAATTGGAAGAAGAAATGGGTATGGAACCTGAATTGGAAGAAGAAATGGACATGGATCCTGAATTAGGTGAAGAAAATGTTTATGAAATAACACTTGATGAAGAAGATCCAACATTAGATATTTCTGAAGAGGAACCATTCACATACGAAGAACCAGAAGGTTCTGAAGATGGGACACCAATTGAGGCGACTGAAGCCGCAAGAACTAAATCAAATCCTCATGGTAATAAAGGTGGTTTAGACAGATCCGGATTACCAAGTAAGAAAAAATATAAAGCAGGTTCAGGTGTTTTTGGTATTAATGAAGAAGTTTCTAAATTAAGAAAACAAAACGCAGAATACAAAAAGGCTTTAGTTCTTTTTAAGGAAAAATTAAATGAAGTTGCGGTATTCAATGCTAATTTGGCTTACGCTACTCGTTTGTTCACTGAACATTCAACAACAAAACAGGAGAAATTGAATATTATGAAGAGATTTGATTCGATTTCTACTATGAATGAGTCTAAAAACTTATTTAACACAATAAAATCTGAATTGGGAACTAAAAAACCAGTAACCGAAACAGTTTCAGAAAAAATCACTTCAACTCCATCAACATCTTCTTCAAATGTATTGTCGGAATCAAAAGCATACGAAAATCCACAGTTCAAGAGAATGAAAGATTTGATGAGTAAAATAAAATAATAAACCAAAAAAATAAAAACAAACTAAAATGGGAGCATTATTAGAATCAGGTATGGTTGGTAACATCGGTCTTAAGCACCTTCGTGTTATCAAAGAAGATACCATTAAAAAATGGGATGACTTAGGCTTTTTAGAAGGTCTTGATGGTCACCAAAAAGATAACATTGCACAATTGTATGAAAACCAAGCTTCATACTTAATCAACGAAGCTGCGGTTGCGGATGCATCAGGTTCTTTCGAAACTGTTGTATTCCCAATCATCAGACGTGTATTCTCTAAATTATTAGCTAATGACATCGTGTCTGTACAAGCTATGAACTTACCTATCGGTAAATTATTCTACTTCATTCCTAAAATTCAGGAAAGAAACAGTGGATCACACTACACACCATATGGTATTCCTGGTGGAACAGGTTCTGCTGATGATGGATATACTGGAGTAAACCTTTATGATCGTTTCTATGAGACTGGTGACGGTAACGCACCTGACACAGGACTTTTCGATTATTCTAAAGGTAGATTCAGTGCTATCACAATGAATGCTGCTAGTGTAGTTAATTTCAGTAACGGTGTGGCTACACCTGTAAGTCCATTAAGTTCATTAAATAGTCAAAGCGTTCCTTCATTAATTCTTACGTTCACCGGATTCGCTAAAGACGGTCAAGGTAAATTAATTGGACCTAACGGTCAGATTATGGATACTGAAGAATTTTTAGCATCTGCTGAAATTAAATTCAGTGGTGTTTCTAAAAACTTCAATATCGTAACTCAAAAATACGGTAAAGGTATTGTTGAATACGGTCAAAAATCAACAGCTACTTTCCCAGGTGCTATGGGTGGTACTGCTAAGTATAATGACATTTGTGATGAAACAGGAACAATTTATGTTCAAGTAGATTTACAAAACTATTCTTCTGTGTCCGGTTACTCTAACACAACACTTAATAGTACATTCGCTCTTGCTGACTTCGTTTTACACTTCAGAGTGTATGAAACATTAGAATTCGAAGATGAAATTGGTGAAGTTTCTTTCGATCTTCAATCTGTAACAGTTTCTGTTACTGAAAGAAAGTTGAGAGCTACTTGGTCTCCTGAATTGGCTCAAGACGTAAGTGCATTCCACAACATCGACGCTGAAGCTGAGTTAACAGCATTGTTATCTGAGCAAATCGCAGCTGAGGTTGATCGTGAAATCTTACGTGACCTTAGAAAAGGTGCAGCTTGGACGGCTAAATGGGACTATAACGAATGGAAATATGGTGGAACAGGTGGTGCAACTCTTCAAGGTTACACTCAGAAAGACTGGAACCAAACTTTGGTTACCAAGATCAACCAAATTTCTGCTCAAATCCACAAGACTACTTTGAGAGGTGGTGCTAACTGGATCGTTGTTTCTTCAGAAGTTTCTGCAGTATTCGATGATTTAGAGTATTTCCACGTATCAAACGCAGCTCCTGAGCAAGATCAATATAACATGGGTATCGAAAAAGTAGGTTCACTTGCTGGTCGTTACCAAGTTTATCGTGATCCTTACTTCCCTGCGAATAAGATCTTGATTGGTCATAAAGGTAAATCTTTATTGGACGCTGGTTACATCTACGCTCCATACGTACCTTTACAGTTGACTCCAACAATGTATAATCCATTCACAATGACACCTATCAAAGGTATCATGACAAGATACGCGAAGAAAATGGTTAACAACCGTTACTTCGGTACTATCACAGTAAATGGTTTAACTACATTTAGCTTGGATACATTAAGATAATCTTAATTGATGTCAATATAAAAACCCTCGAGAAATCGGGGGTTTTTTGTTTACATAATCCCGTTAAAATCTTATATTAATTCAAATACATTATATGAATAAAATTAAATGGAATTCAACAAAAACAGGATTTGTTCTCACATTTACAAATGGAGTTAAAGAAACTTATGTTGATAGGATGACATCAAATACCACCTTTGTAAAAATAAATGATAGAAAATTTTGGTTACTTAAAGTGAATTAATTTTGGTGTTTATTGTTTTATTCGTTATATTTGTTAAATGACAGATGAAAATGAATACGAAAAACTAAGATTAGACGTTCTTCAAAAGTTAATTGAATTACGTTCGATTCCCTACAAAATTTATAAGAAAGAAAATGATACCAAAAATGGTATTGTTGAACTATTAAAAAAAGATGATGAGGGTAAATTCATATTTGAAACAACATATGAAAAATCGGACGGAGGATACATTGTCGGTGTTGATATTAGAAATAAAAAACACATGACAGAAATTAATAAACTTATCGAGAAAAAAGAGGCTCGTAGATTGGATAGGTATTCAGATAATAGATTACAATATTGGTCTCCACAAAAATTAATGTGATGGATTGGAAAGACTATTTTTTGGGGATCGCAGAACAGGTTAAGTTAAAGTCAAAAGACAAATACACCCAAATAGGTGCAGTTATAGTTGGTGAGGATAATGAGATCCTTTCTACAGGTTATAATTCATTCCCAAGGGGTTTATATGATTCAAAAGAAGAACGTCAGGAAAGACCCGAAAAATACTTCTGGTTTGAACATGCGGAACGTAATGCCATATATAACGCAGCAAGAATAGGTGTTTCATTAAAAAATTCAACAATATATCTTACGTCGGGTTTACCTTGTATGGATTGTGCAAGGGGTATTGTTAACTCGGGTATAAAAACAGTTTATTGTAAAGAGGTTTGTACAACAAACAATAAAGAGATGTGGGAAGAGCAACAAAAAAGGAGTTTAGAACTCCTTAATGAATGTGATATTAAAATTATCTTTTATTAATTACCATGTTCTACAAGCCCAATATCTTGGTTTCCAACGAGGACCTGGATTGTCACAATTATGTCTTGCTCTAAATGATTTTCTTCTTTCAGGGTTATTCTTTTTAATAACCATTCTTTTTCCCTTGGCAGATTTACCACCGAAACCGAAATTAACTTTAACAACTTTTCCTTTATCGTTTTTAACGTATACTTTAAATTTCTTAATATCACCTTGCATGATCTTACCTAATTGAACTTTACGTCCTTGATATTCTGCCTCATTTAATAAATCATCAGCAATAAAGTCAGTTTCTTCTACTGATCCTAAATCTTCAGAATCCTCCATGTTTTTTTCGATGTACATTATATACATTTCCATATCATTCATGTCAAAATACTCAATATCGTTTTCATTAAACCAATCAATTACTTCTTGTTTTTTAACGAACTTATTTATTTTTTTTAGTGTTTCTAAATCTTCAAAAGTTATCTCATTACTTAATTCTTCCATAACTAAATTAGTTAATTTTTTAACTATATTTTCATTTAACGCCATGTTTGTATATTTTTTATAAAAATTATTATATTTTTCAATTATTTCAGAATAATCATCTGTTAAACCATTTTTACCCATTAAGTTTTTAAACCACTTTATTGGATATTCATTATTTAATTCAGTGTAAACCAAACCATCTTCATCACCCTCTTCTCCTTTATATCTAAATAATGCAAATTTTGAATTATTTAATTTATCTCTATATTCAGGGTTTCTTACTATTAAATACGCTAATACACCCGATGAAACATGATCTTCAAAATCCTCATCGTCATGTCTTTTAGTTGTACACCATTTAGTATTAGCACCATATTTACAAGATGCTTTATGTGTAAATGGAACAACTAATAAAAAATCTTTAGTTTGTAGTATTTTTTTATATTCATTCGGATCAACATCGAAGGCCTCATTTACATATCTCGTAAATGTTGGTTTATTTCCTTTACCGGGTTTCGGGTCTTTTTTTTCTGCTCTTCTTTTTTGAGAAGTCATTGCCTTTTTTTCTTTTTTAGAATATGATCCCGCGGTTTTAGGTGTTTCTTTTGATACTTTCTTTTTTGGTCGACATTTTGGATAACCTTTACCTGTTGCTTTTTTACGTCCACATGGTGGATGTTTACCATCAACTTTTCTACTTACATCAACCCACTTTTCCTTAAACCACCTTCTTAAATCCTCCTTTAGTACCTCGCCAGATTGTATACATTCTTCGATGTATTCTTTATCCTCTTTTGATACTATTATACCCAATTGATTCATTTGTAATAAAATTTATTTTTTAGTTTTTCTCCAACCACCACCATGTTTTTTATACCATTTTGCCGCCCAACCATTTGCATATGCACTTGGATAAACCTTAAATTTGGATTTTGCCATAGATTTAGCTCTTGCCCATAATTTAGGATTTGTTGGTTTGTTTTTTCCCTCATCAATTTGACTTTCTTCATTAATCATTTCATCTTCATATTGTTCTCCTTTTGTTTGATTCATTAAAAAATCAAAAACTTGGTCTAGTAAACTTTTTGCCTCAGAAATATGATCTTGTGCCCAATCGTGTTCCTTTAAAATTGAATCTATTTGGTTTTTATCTTCCCCCATTAATAGTTCACATTGTCTTTTCATTTGTTCTATGTTACCAAAAAACATATAATTTTCCTGTTCAGGTTTTCCATCATTTTCAGATATAACTCTGAGGTGTTTTCTTATAATTTGATTTAAATTTTTCATATTTATAAATATTTTACTTTTCTGACACAATCTCAAAGTTTATATTTTCTTTGTAAAAAATTTCTTCAGAATGTGTTTTACCTTTTATCTCCAAATAATATTCTCTCGGTATCATGTAGGATGTGTCAAAAACAAAAGAATTCTCATTTGTCCTATCTAATTTAGTCCAATCAAATACATTTACTTGTGTTCTACCTTCCCTTATATATATTCTATAATATACCTCATCAAATAAAACTGTTTTTGGATAATCGATTGATCTGAAAGTTACCACAACTTTTCTTTTTTCTCCTCTATTTATTTTTTCATTAAGTTTAATACCAAAATATTGTATTGCATATCTCTGTAATTCTGTTGGATTTTCACCTATTGTATATTGTGAAGTATATGGTTTTGGTACGAACTTTTGTAGTATATCATCAATTGATACTCCATCAATTTCTATATTTTTCCATTTATCATAAAAAAACTTTTTACCATCACATAAAATACCCTCAATACCAAATGTAACCTTGTAAACACCCTTTTTAACTTTTACTGGTGTTAGATTTTCTAATCCCGCTATCGGTGTTTTTGTACTATCTAATATATCTACAGATGGTAATGAATCTAAATCATAAAAATTTGTACCCTTTGTCACATACAGATATAGATTTTGTTCAACACCATGTACAAAATTTTGTCTATCATCTTCTATTACGTCATGGAAATAAGTCTCAAGATATGGTTCGAAAAACGTCTGTGTATACTTTGAAAAAAATGAAACACTTTGACCAACATCCGTCGTTACATCCTGATATATAACAGAAAACGCCAAACCAAGACCATAATTATCGTCACCATTTTCTAAAATACCGTTAACATAATCTGTTAGATCTATATTAATATCTTCATTACCATTATCAAAATGTATTGTTTCAATTATATCGGGTGAAGTTGAATAAACACCTTCTTCCCCCCATGTATCAACACTTGTTCTATTAAACCAATTTGATGGTCTAACGTCAAATAACTGTTCTCCAGTTGCTAAATCATATACTTTATCATAATCAAAACCAACACCTTCGTCCCAAAATTCATTAACCCTAAATAATATCAAATCAAAAGAAGTTGCTCTTCTATTACTATTACCCCTATCATCACCCAATAGGGCCTCATCACCAAAAATAGTATTTGTTAAATGTAAAGTGTGTTTTGTGTTTTCATCAATAACATACTCACCGGAATCGATTTTTTGTTGTAAAGTTGATAAATCTATCTTAAACAGATATTTTGAGAATGTGGTGCCGTATATTATCTCGGTATTCGGATTTTTGGCAGTATTAATACTAGAATTTTTAAGTATAGTATTATTTTTTTCAAAATAAGAACGAAAATATGACATCTTTTTATTTTATAAATATCAATTAGTTTATTCTAATTGAGGTATTTAATAAGTCATTTGCTAAAGATTGATATAATCTATCTAAATTTTCATGTTCGTCCCATTCCTTAATATATGTTTTATTAATATTATGCACGTGACCATATAAAACTTCCTTCAATGCAAATAGGAATTCCAATAATTTTTCACCCCTTACTGTTGCATAGGTACTAGGTTCTATTTTTGATATGTAATCCTCTTGAGTTAAATCATATTTACTTAATCCCTCAAAATTAATATTTGGTGATCCACCAGGTGTTCCTAAAGAATATTCTGTAGATAATAAAAATATTTTATCAGATAAAATAGAACCAAAAGTTTGTTCTGATGAATTTTCATTTACAAATGGTTTTAATTTTATTTCAACATTTGGGATCACTTGTGGATCGACTTGTGTGAATGACCATATTAAACCAGATGTTTTTTTATTTCTTATAAAAACATTATCTAAAAATTTTAGTTTTTCTGTATTATTACCCACTCTTTCTCTAAATTCTTTAGTTGGTCTAAAATATAATGGGTATAAATCTGTGGTTTTTCTATACAATGGGTTTAAAGAAAAGGGACCATTTTCAATTATCTTTTTAAATCCGTCTCTTAGAAAAAGATATGCATCATTAATAGTTGGTGTTAATGATGGTGGGGATGGAGGTATTGGTAATGTTAGTGTTGGTGTATTACCTGATAATGTATACAATTTTAAATAATTAAAATCTAATTCAGTATGTTCGTTAAATGAATTTGTATTGTATAAATTCCCATATGGTTTTTCAACATCATACATATATATGTTTACAAATTGTGGATTTGTTAGACTATCTAAACTATATTCAATTATTGTCTTTAAAACCGCAAATTGTACTTTTTCCGTCTTTTCTTCCACCGGTTTTAACTCCATTACTTTAGGAAATTTTTTTAAATAAATTCTAGATGATTTTTTCGACATTATCGGAAAATTGATAAGTGTTTCCCTATTTTTTGAACTTGCAGCTTCTTTTGATAAAAGTTTACCTCCTCTTAACTGTAATCCATTGTCAGTAAAAATTAAATCCGAACCATATTTACCATAAACTCCATAATGATTTATTTCAGTAAATGCCGCCTTATATCTTTCATCTATTTCACCGTTTTTATATATGTCTGGTGATTTTTTGGCAATTGAACCATAAGTAGTGTTTTGTAATTGTGACGACAACACTGTATTATTAAAATCATAGGGATTTCCAAATGGTCCTGCAATGTATTCCTGATTTACACTCTCTTTATTAACATCATATCTTATTATTTTGACCGCCTGTCCAATCTCTGGTATAAAATTTATATTTAATGGTAAAAATGGTTGAGCAACAAACAAATCTGTTTCACCCCATTTTTCATAATCAACAGCCTTTTCTTTTGCACCACCACCTGAACTATGTAATTTATATCTTATTCTACCCAAACCTTTAGGGTCTTTATTATCGTCACATACCGCAATATCAATTATTTTCATTAGTTAATAATTCTTTTCTTTATTTCGTTATTTACTTTGTCGTACATTTCTTCAACACCTTCAAGATGTTTTGTTAGATTTATTATTAAATCTTTTGTTTTTTCAAATTCTTCAATTAAAATATCTCTGGCAGAAATTAAATCTTTGTTTGGTTTATTTTCGGCATTTTCAGATATTTCAATTATTTTATTTATATCCATATTATTGTTTTTTACCAAAAACTCTTATCATACCGGGTGGAACAATTAATGGTCCTGCACCCATAGGTGGAATAGGTACAGTAAAGAATTGATTTCCTCCGGCAATAAATCCGTTTTTATCTTCTTCTTCAGTGTGGCCATCAATTATTGATTTAACTAATGCCGGTAAATCATTTGATGCACCATACAGTGGTCCCATTGGGATACCAGCCGCTTCTAATCTTTCGGCAATATTCATATATGCTCTATCCTGACTATAACCAGGTAATTTATCTGCGAATGATAATAAAATTGCAGGAATTGCATTTGAAATACCTCCCCTAAGTGCACTGGTGATTGTTGTCAATATTAGATTAAAAATATCAAAACAATTATCAGGTGGATTAACAACTATTTGTTGTAGTATTGAGATTATTGATCTAATAATTGTTAAGTATCTTTTATATTTGTTTTTTAATATTTTAGCCGCAATTTGATAAACGAATTCCAATAAATCTATTTTTAATAATCTCCAAAATTCTCTAATAAAAAGCCAAAATAAATCTTTAATAATAGCATTAAATAATTTACTTAATTTTTTCATTATTTCTTTAACATCAATTCTAATATTTAACAATGATTTAAATAATTTATATATTATTAAAATCGGTAAAAATACTTTAGGTGTTAATATCGACATTATTAAAGCTTTTGGTAAATTTATAATGAAATCATTCATTAAATTTAAATTAAAATTTATCTGTGGTATTGTTCCATCCGACCTATCAAAAGCGGCTGTGGCAGCATCATTTAATGCGTCATTAATTACATCATTTATCGATTTACTATTTGTTAAATAAACAAAATCTTCTAATATTTTGTCATCAACAGGTATTTCAAAATTATTACAATCAGTAAATTTAAGAACTCTCCTAAATCTATTATTTTCATCATCTAAATCAATACCTTCCGTGTTTGTAAAATCAAAATAACTTTCAATATCTTCGTCATTTTCATTAAACATGTCTACCGCATTTTGTTTTAGATTTTGTCCTTCTTTTGGTGATCCACAAACCGCAAATAATTTTGCTATAAGTCTATTTAAAAAATCTACTCCCTTTTGAAAAGAAGGGTTGTCACCTCCACCTCCACCTAAACTCAAATACATGGCGTTTTTAATTATTTGTTCAATATCAGGTAATTCTACTGTTGAATAATAATCATTAAAAAAATCTTCTACTTTTATTACACCAGGTAGTCCTTGTGTTAAACCGTTAACAATATATTGTTGATTTGGTGCGTCCCAATTTAATGTGAATAATGTATTATTATTTTGTGAATCAAATTGATACGGGGTTCCACCGAATGTCTCATATAATTTCCTATTTACTTTTTCTTTACCAGGAACTGGTTTTATTGGTTCATATGCCACTTTACCAACATCACTATTTGGATCGACGGTTAAAAGATTTAAAAAATCAAATTCACTTGGTTTTAATGTTATTGTGTCAATTTTTAAAGTAGAGTCAACACCACATATACCATCAGACACAAAAAAAACTTCTTTTACTCTTTTGGAAATTATTTCTTTTGAAGACCTCAATGTAACAATCGTTGAGTCTAATCCGTGTTTTTTTAACCTATTTTTAGAAAATAATTTATCTGTACCACCTTTTGGATTTTTTTTATTTAAAAAACTTTCGGCTATTTCTAAAATATCTGAGAATATGTCCTTATTGTTTTCCTTTTTTTTTCTTCTTTTATCTAAAAAATCACCAAATTTTTTACCAAATAGTTTATCTGTTGATGGTAAATCTTTTAAATACGCATCATATAAATCGTCGGATACTTTTTTAGGGTCATCATTTATTTTTTTGATGACCTCTAATTTTGATTTTATTTCTTTTTTTAATTTTTTAGTTTTACTCATTATAGTTGATAATTTTCAGAATTATTATTATTTCCCTCTTCATTGACCAACTTATCAAGTAATTCTCTATCTTCATCAGAAAGACTTAACTTACCCATTGGTAAGTTTTTACCTCCTCCACCTTGTGTTTGTTTTAATAGGGCACCTTGTAATTTTACCAAAGAAATTTTCTTTTCGGTACATTCGTTTAGTATTTTTTGTTGTTCTTTTATTACCGGACCAATTACGCTCATATCTTCAGCATCTTTCATAAAGGAAAGCATTTTTTTCATTATCAACGATGCTGTGTTTTTTTGTTCCACGACATCATTGTAAATTTCTTGCATTAACGATATTGCAGAATCTACGTCTAATGTTATATTGTTTCTGTTTTTCATAACAATAAATAGATTTTAGTTTAAAAATCCTAACATTATCCCGTTATATGTTTTCTTGAATTTTTTTAGAGAAATCCTAATTTCTTTAGTGGACAAGGATGTCATTTCTCTAAGTGAGAGTAATATTAGGTTTTTATTAAATTTATTACCATCTCCTATTTGAAATATTTTATCAAAATTTGTAAATATTTCTATTAACGCGTAACCTAATTTTTTTTCGTTTTCGTTTAATTCTTCATTTTCAATAAACTCTTCTAAAGAAGTTACTAACTTAACCAATACTTCGGAATAATCTATTTCATATGCATCAATAGTGTAAACCAAATCTGGTCTATTTTCGAGTTCACTTGTTACATCTTCATATGACACATTTCTTTTTAATTCTTTAGTGTCTTTTTGAATTGCCCCCATAAGATAATTCTTACATATTGTACCAAAGTAAGAATACGCCTTATGATTTTTAGTATGATCGAATTTATTAATCTTTGTCATTAGAAAAGACATTGTGTCATTATGAATTTCTTCAAATTCTAAGTCTTTTCTATATAATTTATAACGGCGGATAATACTTTCGACCATTATAATGAGGGGTTCTCTTAAATATTCATTGAATATCTTGTTCTTTTCTTCTTCGGTTTCAGATTCCAAATATCTTATTACCGCTTTTTCTTGATCATCCCCAAAATAGATTTTTTGGGTTCTTTTTTTTGGCATTAAGACTCAACATAGTTTAGGTCTCTATTATTTTTAAAGAAATATTCTTTTTTTGCGGCATCTAACCAAAACTTAACTTCATTTTCTGATAATTTAGAGGATTCGTCATTTTTATAATTCCAAAATAAAGAGTCTTCTCTAAAATTAACATGTTGGTACCCTATTTTTGGTACAGTCATAATTTTTACTTTATTATGTGTTAATCTTAGTAATAGTTCATAAATAAACGTTAATTTAAAATTTTCTTTAAACAATCCATTTTCTTTTATTACTTCAGTTTTAAATAATCCACCACTTGTTTGGTAGTTTTGATATTCTAATAAAACTTCATTATCGAGGAATCCTTGTTTTTCTGAGAACCCATATGCCCATGTAGATTCATTTGTAAAAGATAGAAAATTACCTTCCACATTTACATCTTTTATAATTGGTAAAAACACATCAACATCGGTATATTCGTTTTTATATTCCATTATTGATTTTAACCATATAGGTTTATACTCATCATCAACCTCCAATATTGAAAACCATTCGGTATCACATTGTTCTATACCTAAATTTACTTGTGAGGTAAAACCACTATTCTTTTTATTTTCAAGACATTTTATCTCTAATTTTTGATTTAATGTGGAAAGAATTTTTTTCAAATCACCTGAAATTTCAGTTGGATGTACAATTAATAATTTAACATCTTCATAAAATAATTCAACCGATTTTATTGAATTTGTTAACATTACAATGTACTCTTCGTTTAATTTATGTACTGGTAAAATTACTGTTATATTTTTCATACTGTTTCTTCTGTTTTTAATTTTTGTAATGCATTTTTAATTTGTTCTTCTCTTCTATCTTTAAAAGAATTAAAAATACTTATTATGTTATTTTCTGTAATAGTGGAGTCATAAGGTAACAGTGTATCTTTCATTTTTGTTTTAACATCATCTGTTAATTCAACACCTTCCAACCAAGCCAAAACATATGTACCCAATATTTCAACTAACTTACTTTCATCATATGTCCACATACCATTTTCACTTAACCAATCTGGTTCATTATTTGGTATTTTACCGACAACAGGTACACCACATTTCATAGACTCTAATGGAAACGTACCAAAAGTACTTTCTTCATCAACCCATACTGAAACAAAACATTCTTTTAATGAAGATGCAAATTCATCATAAGTCATTTGAACCATGTCTCTAAAAGTAATCCACCTTAATTGTGGGAATTTTAAATAAAATTCAGATATTAGTTTTCTACTTTTAGATCTATTTCTACAACTTATTGCAATATATGGTTTAATTGGTTTCTCATATGGTTTAAAATTTTCACCGATAATTGGTGGAATAACGTGTACTAAAACTTCAGGAAAATATTCTGAAATATATTTTTTAGTATTATTAGTTGTTGTGATTACCTTATCGAAACCAAAATTACTCCATCTACTACCAATAGACAATGTTTCAAACATGTAATCTTTTTGTTGTACTAACATTACTTTTACACATTTTATATTAGACAATTGTTCTAAAACATTTGAATAATATTCGGGTACAACAATTACATCGTCAATATTAATTTCTATTTTATCTTCTTTTATCGACACGACGGGTAAATCTTTGTATTTGTCACCTAACCAATGTTCAACGCCAGTATATGTCTTATCTTCCACTAAAATCTTGGAAATATATCCCTGTTTATTTAGTGTTAGTGCCAAGTCGTAGATATACTTTACCGACGCTCTTGGGTTATTTTTTGTGTCATACGTCAAAAAATAAAAAATTTGTTTATTTGACTCTAGCCTTGACAAGGCGATTTCTAAATTTTCAATGTTCTCTTTGTTACTCATCTTCGTTTTCGATTAAAATTTGATTTTTTATTAAAGTGTTAAAAGCTATTTTAAATGATAATGTTGTGGTTTCCGACCCAAATGATCCAATTGTTTCATCATCTTCAAAATTCTCGCCTAATATTCTCTCAATGAATATTTTTAAAAGTTCATATTTAAAAATATTTATTGTTTGTGTATCTTCTTCAGAATTTTCATCATTCTGATTTGAATTTTCTTTAACTTCTATTCTACATTCTTCTGTGATTCTATCAATGTCGATGTAGTATTCTTTTCCAAAAATTTCGAGCATAATTCTTCGATTTGTATTAATTTAGTTATTTCTTTTTTATTTGTAAAGTATTGATTGTAAGATGTGTTAAATTTAATTACGGTTTTTTCTTTTGGACATTCTATAATAATTTTTTCATTGTCTGTGATCCAATAATCACATTTTTCCCACATATCTTTAATGTCTTCACTCCTTATGAATTTTATGTTATTACCCATAAATCCATTTTTAGATAAAAAGAATAAAGTTCCGGGTTTAGATTTACCTAATTCATCAAGTCCGACAATTGTTATATTATGTTCTTTATTTTCATAAATAATTTTATTTAAATCCGTAAAAACACCTTGATAACTTGTGGATGCGTGACCGAAAATTTCTATTGGAAATTCAATAAAAAGAAAATGTTCAAATTCTTCTTTAGATTGAAATTTATAATGATTTAATAAATTATCATTATAAACTGGTTCAATAACATCGTATTTGAATTCTGTTGTGTTTTCGGTATTTTCTACATCAGAATCAAAATAAAAATCTTTATAATGGTAATCCAATTTTTGAATTGTGTTTCTTAATACACCATCAACACTTACAAATATTTCCATACTTAAAATATAATAATAAAATTTTTTTAAGTAAATAATAAACCCATACTTTTATAATAAAGAGTATGGGTTTATTGTGCAAAAACGACTTTATTGTTAGTCGTATCTTTTTAATATTTCACCAATTAATGGATTTCTAACAATGTCTTCTTTACCGAATTCATATAGTCCAATATCTTTTACACCTTCCAATCTTCTTTTAGCATCGTACAATCCTGATTTTGTTTTATCTTTATATTTGTCGGATTGTTCAAGATCTCCAGATATAAAAAAT